CCGGACAGTGATAGGCTTTATTACAATACAATCACCGGGATCCTTTCCTTTCGGAATAGAATCTCGGTTAGTAAAATCAAATGGAATCTTGACAGGCTGCTCCGTTACGGATTCCGATTCTTGCTGAAATAAGTTCTTTATACTCATAATTTCCTCAAGGAGCCTAGCCCGTTGTACTTCCAGGCAATACATTCAGTTATTCGCGACTAACTTTCAATACTTTCGGCTCCATTCTTCAAAAGTTTGCTCCTGCAGGCGGATTCGAACCGCCGGTATCTACATAACCAATGTAGCGCTTTTACCAACTAAGCTATACAGGAATCCAATTAGTTATTTCTTAGCTGCACTTGGAGCAGCTTCTCCGCCTTCGACATTCGCAGCATTCGCTGGGGCTTCTCCGCCTCCGGCAATAGTAACTACTTCGCGCATGAAAGCGGTCTGTCTCTTACCGTCTGCAGTAACAGCAGCTTGCATATATACACGAACAAGCAACAACTCTGCTTGCTCTGATCCGGGAGCCTGTGAAATCTTTGAGGCGATCTTGCCATTTACGATGGTATAAACGACCTTCTTACCGTCTTTAGGTAATGTTTCACACTGGAACGTTTTAGAGATAGAAGGAGTACTAAGAGGCTTTTTCCAGATATTTTTTCCTCCTGTTGTATCTACTTCACCGCCTGCCAGTTCTTTAAGGACTTCATTGGATGGAGTAGGGATGGAGAACTCAACATAATCTGTCGTATCTTTCACCAGTTCAACATAAAGGGGTTCTTCACTACCTTCTACTTCAATCTTCACTTCCTTGGGATCTGCAAAGTTAA